CCCGCCCTCATCTCTGAGGACGAGGCCGCTTTTTCAGGAATCCATCACGGTATAATCCTCGGCGGTGAAGGGTGCTTCGATCTGGCCCAGCTGGGCGGCCTGCCAGTCAGCCAGCGTCAGGTCATCGAAGGAAACACCCTTGACGGCAATGCGCTGGTTATCGGCATTGTCAGGATCATCCAGGTTGCTGATGATGGTGTGGCGCAGATCCTTGCCCTGCTTCAGGGCCTCCGCTTCCAGCTTGATCAGACGGCTGGTTGCGTTATAGATGCGAATGGTGCCGGTGATGGACACGGCGGTCATCTTCTTGCCGGCCACCAGCGTGCGGCAGCGTGTCACGTCATCCTTGGTCTTGTTGACCTTGATCTGGCAGCCGTAGCACTCGGCAACCTGCTCGCCGTCCAGCCAGAGCTCACCCCAGGTACCGCTGCGTACTTCCGCAGCATTCAGAATATCAGACATCGTTCTCCCTCCTTACTGTGCTTCCAGCGTGATATGGAAGTCCTCCATCGCATCCAGCACATGGCCGTACAGATAGAGGAATACGTGGCTGCCGGTATCCTCCTTGCGGAGGGCTTCGTCGGTCAGAGCTTTGATGCGAGCAATTTCCTCGGTGTCTCCGGCCTCTTCTGCGATCCCCAGCAGATAAGTGCGGATCGCATCGGCGTCCAGCTCAGCGCCGGAGCTGCCCTCCTGGATGACGTTTTGCGCCTCCAGAGAGGCGAAGAAGTCAGAGAAGGCCACCAGTAGGATGCACTTGTTGTCATAGGTGTTGGCGCACTTGCCCAGATATTCGTCCTCAACGGTGGTGATGGCATAATAGCGGATCAGATCCAGCGCAGCCACGAGCTTAATCTTCTTCAGCATGTCAGGATCATCCTCGGCCAGAGTGGTCTTACTCGTTACCGCACGGCTCAGCTTCACCTGTCGGCCATCGTCGATCAGAAACAGTTTGCCGGCGTCCACAGCACTGTCGGGATCTGCCAACGTATCCACACCGGTCACCTCCGGCAGAGCCGCATAGGTGGCGCTGCAATAAGCAGGCGTGCCTGCCAGAACGCCGGCGATGCGGCCGGCGTACTGGGCGGCCGTGAATGTCCCCTCGCCGACCTTGATGCCGCTCGAAACAAAGTTGATCACGCCTTCATCATCGGCGGCCACGTTAGGAAGGATCACCTTGCCCACATAGCGCTTTGTCCGTTGCGCCTTGACCTGTGCGGCCAGAGCGGTCGCGTCAGCAGAGGCAATGTCCACGGGGCCGACCAGATAATCGTAACTGTGAACGGCCAGAGCCTGAAAGCCAGTTTTGATGTCGGCATCTGCACCGATCACGCTAACATAGAGCGTGGTCGGCTTGGTAATGTAGCCCAGCATCGCGCGCTTGATGGCGGCAATGTTGGCAGCACCCAGCTCGCTGGGGATGTCGCTTTCGCGGTTGATGGTATGAAGGCCGTTGGCCTTGGCATCACGCAGAATCATGGCAACGATGCCGGAGGACACGCGCGTGGCCACATTGTCAGCAGCCTTTTTCAGAGAAAAAGTAAGTTCGGGAAGTCCCATTGTATCGCTCCTCTCAGTTGATGTCTCCCCGAACCGTGACGGAATAAGCGTCTGCGGCGGGGGTGGATGCTCCGGTATCGAGCCCGGGGCGGTTGTCCATCCAGGACAGATTGATTTGCACATACGCCCGGTCTGGGTCCCGGGGCAGCACCTTCAAAAGCGGCTTCAGATGCCGGTGGCCTACCATCCAGCCCCGAATGAGCAGCTCCGTGACTGCGTCCGTCTCCTGGGAAAGCCGGTACCAGGACGCATCGTAGTGCTCGTCCAGCTCATCATAAAGCGTCAGGCGGATCTGCAGGTCATGACGGATCAGAAAGCGATTGCCGTCAGTCAGATCGTATTTCTCCACCGTAAGCCAGAAGGAAGGGCGGTTGAAGTCTAATGGGCATACGTCCACATAAACCGTGCGGTCAGGCCATTTAGACACCAACAGCAGATTGATGGCGTCCAGGATCTCGGTTTTGGTCATACGCTTCTTCCCTCCATGTGGGCAAGTATCTTGGCCTCGATGATACGAGCACCCTCTTCGGCGGCACGTTTCGCTTCCTGCTGGCCGGTGTTGCGGTACATATATTTACCCTGGACACGGTTCGCCTTTGCCCGGGATCGCCGTTTCTTTTTGGCTTTTCCGGAGGCAGGTCTTACAGCATGGCCGTTTTCCAGCGCATTGGTAATATAACCCGCTGCGTAGCCATCCAGATTAGTCTTTGCCATAGGCCGGACGGCCACATAGCCTTTCCCGCTACCAACGTGTGACTCCTGTACGCCGGCAACACGGCCGCTACCACCGATGTGCCGCTGAACGGCTTCCAGCAGCACCTCGCCAGCCTCATCAAAGAACTCTGCCCGAGCCTGCCGGATGACTTCCGGCGTGGTTTCCAGCGTCTGGATGACTTCCTTCAGACCGTCTATTTCCAGAGACTGCATCAGACATCCTCCCGGCGTTCAAGCACGTATTCATTCTTGTAGAATTCCAGATCCATGCGCTGTAGGACGGTGTACGGTGCGGTATCTCCCAGCTGAACAAGGTCTCCGACACGCAGCACAACGGCTTTGGGGGCCACGAGGACACGTTCCAGAGTGCTCCTGCGGAAGACTTCGTCCTCTTCGCTGTTGAAATACCGTTCTGTCAGGATTCCTGGGAAGGAGAATGTTGCCTGCTGCACCACAGTCGGTCGATTCATCGTGTCCCTGCCGGTCCGGGCCTGCGGCTTTGCCGTCAGAGTCACCGGATGGCAGATGGCTGCTTTGATCTCCTGCCGGTCCCGTTCCGGAGCCAGCGTGATAGACGTTAGATGCAGGAACTCACCGTTCCATCGGATGGCCTGGTGCAGCGTCAGCAGCGGATCCGGTCGGATTATGATCGTCGCCCCCTGGGAACCGACGCCCGCGATGGAAAAAAGGTTCCTCTGCCGGTCGATCTCAACTGAGCCCCAGCGCTTTCGGCTGGGTGCCCAGGCCATATTACCGGTCTCATCATCCTGAATCAGCGTCAGGATCTCGATTTTATCCCGCAGAGCGGAAGAAAGGTGGTCCTGCATCCGATCACTCCTCTACGCTGGGCAGCAGGTTGGTGCTGTGCAGATCCATGATTTGCATGGCAACCGGATTTTTGCCGGTGTACTGCGTTGTGATCTGGTGGTTGTCGATCATTTCTGCCGCCAGGACCTTCACCGCATAAGCGAGATCTTCCTGCTCTGTGGCCTCGATGTCGAGTCCGGTATAAGCGGCTGCTGCCGCTTTCGCAGCAGCGAGCGCATCCTCGCATTCCTGCTGCTCCAGAACAGAGAGCTCGTCAAACTCGGCCGTGTTGAGGATCTTTCTGGAGAACAAAGCAATGTCCACAGCCATCAAATCACAAGGTCTCATACATCAGCCCTCCGTTTTGGCCTTGGCCCGCTTAGTTTTCTTCGTCTCCGTTTCCGGCTCCTGCGTGGTTTCCGTCTCGGAATCCTGCTCATCCTTCTGCTCTGAAGTCTGAACAGGCTCCAAAGCTTCCAGATAACCGCACTCCAGGAGGGGAGCCGCGACGCTCTCCGGAACGTCGCGGACATCACCCCTCGCCATGCAGATCTCACCGGCAAAATTCGTAGTTGCTTTTACCTTCATGGCCGCTTCCTCCTTAACCGCCGGGAGACACGGCTGCCTTCATATCCAGCACGGCAATCTTCTGCTTGTTCTCCACCTTGGAGTCAACCTCCATCCAGCAGATCACGCCCACAGCGTGCTCATCGGCGAACTTTTCGCGCAGAACCTGCACGCTGGGGTTTTCGGCAACCTTCACGGCAAGGCCGGTGGGGTCAAGGTACAGCACCGCGCGCTTCCCTGCGGCCATGTCCGGCATGCTCTGAGAGACATACACATCGTGGCCGAACAGGCTGTAGCCCCATTTGGCAGTAGCATCCTTGTTCAGCAGGTAGTTGCCCTCGCCATCCTTCAGCTTGCGGATGGCGGAGATGGTCGCATCGTTCATGAGGAACTTTGCGTTCCTGCGATACGGAGCCTTGAGCGCGTATACGAGGTTGATAAGCTCATCCGCTGTGATGGCATTGTTTGCCGCAGCGGTCACGCCGACCGCGCCGCCATTGGCGGTAAAGATGCCCGTAGGACGCCCCGTGCCGTTGCCCTAACGCTTTCTCAACATACTCACCGGGAGCAACAACAGCATTCCGCACCTGATCTGCCTGCATAGTTTGAACTGTTTCCGGTTTCAGTATCTCCCTGTTCCCGGAACGTCCGTTATGATAAATCATTTTCAAAAAACGGATATAATCGTTCAGCGTAGTGCACAATCCGCCTCCCAACATAGGAGCATGCCCCCCGTCAGTATTAACCGGAGCAAAATGAGAATGAGCCATCCCCAAAGGAGCAGCGATCAGTTCCTGAAATAAAGGTTCAAACTCCTTTCCCATGGCTACTTCTGCCATACGTCCGGCTATCTGCATGGCCAGTCCTCCATATTCAAACCGGGTTCCCGGTGTGAAAACAGTATCCAAAGGCAATATTTCTGTGACAGCCGAATCCAGATGGTTATAATTGTCCACCCGGGGAGCAGGCAGGTAAGGACGTACACCGGAAGTATGAGAGAGGAGTTGACGCAAAAGGATACCGCCTTTCGCATCGCCCCTGAATTGCGGTAACCACTTCTCTACAGGATCATCCCAGCTCAAATCTGTCCGGTCCACTACCGCGCCAATTACGGCAGCAGCCACCCACTTGCCGGCAGAAGCGACATACACTTTTGTATCTCCGGTGAAAGAGCCATACGCCTTTTCAAACAGTACAGAATCATTCTTTACTACACATATTGCTCCACCCGGATAATATCCTTTGTCCATCCAACTGCTGATTATCGAATCCAAAGGTGTAAAGTCATAAGTTGCACCCTGTTTACTTTGCCGCAAGCAAGAAGTCACCATCAAGCCTACAACCAACATAAAAATAAAAACGAATCCTTTATTCATATTTCTATATCATCTGATTAGTCAAACCATATATAAATACGAACCAAAGGATTCGTTTACTCATATTACAATAAAATTTATTCTTTCTCCAGATCCCAATACACCACGTAACGCTGTCGGTGAATATTGTACAACGGTTCTATCATATCTCCTTGCGAAGTCGTAAACTTTAATTCCGTGCCGACACGCTGTACACTGCGTTCAGGATGCTCGACATCGAGTTTTAACGTGGTGCGAAGTCCCGCAGGAATATGATAATCATACGTATAATAATCATTGTATAAAGCAGGATTGGAATCGGGAGCAGGTGCCTGCATTCCATCCGTTCCCCGTTCACCGGCCAAAACAAGCGGTCCATAAATCAAAGCTCCCTTTTGAGGATTATCCGGGGTCGTTTCCACACGGAGACACATAGGATAATCAGCCGTAATACGGTCACCGTCCTTCCATAGACGAGTAATGGCGATATATGAACCGGGCTTCTGTTTCACCGCTATCTTTTTGCCATTCACAAACACTTTCACTCCCTTGCTCCATGAAGGATAACGAAGATAAACCGTAGTCTCTACAGGATTTTGGGCTTCTATGGTCAGAACAGTGGTCTCCTCTGCCGGAAAATCCGTTTCCTGCCGGAGAGTCAATCCTTTCTCGCGCCAATTAACCACCGAGGGGATAAAAAGATTCACATAAATGCCTTTGTCATTGTGATAATAAATAGCTTCTCCATATTTAGCATGGTTCTCAAAACCACTTCCCACACAACACCAGAAAGAATTTTCCTTGGTACTGTACACTTTATGTGAACCTGAAAGCAACGGTAAAAAGTAAGTCACCATGCCTGTATGAGGATCTTGTTGTCCCAAAATATGGTTATAAAGAGCCCGTTCATAATAATCCGCAACGGCA